GATTACAACGATAACAAGTAAAGATATAACGCATGATATTTGGAAAAAAGATAAAAGAGCTCAGGGAAGAGCGCGGGCTGGTGCAGCGACAACTGTCTGCAGCACTGGAGATTGACACGCCCATGTATAGTAAGATTGAACGTGGAGAGCGGAAGGCGAAGCGGAGCCAGATACCTATCATGGCCCAAATGTTTGAAGTAGACGAGAAGGAACTGCTGACAATCTGGCTGGCTGACAAAGTGCTAGACACTGTAGAAGGCGAGGAAGAGGTGAGGCATGAGGCTGTGGCATATGCCCAGAGAGAAATGGAGGCAGACGTGTGAATCGTTTGATGATAAGGAGGTATATCCATGGATTATTTTGACTATATCATCAGCAGATATGATGCCCAGGAAGAGAGTCCAGGCAAATTGTCCTCATACAGGCAGGCAGCGGAACTAATATGTATGTGTTGGAATGAGTTGGACATGCGTTTCATAGAGCCATATCTTGATGAGAACATGGTTTGGAAAGGCGGAGTTCCACACAAAGTCATCAATGGAAAGGCTGGTTTTTTGAAACTGATGAGTCAAGTTTTCGATTCTCTTCAATACTCGAAACGGAGTTATAGAGCTGACGTTGACGGTTCGGGCGACCGTTCTGTCGCTATTGTTACCGTTGACGGCGAATATCAAGATATGATGCATCGTCTCAAAATTGAGGAAGGTATTATCAGAGAAATCGAAGTAACACCATCGGGGTACTGGTGGCTGAAACAATTTGGAGGGAAATCTCCCTTCGGGGTCGTAAGTCAGACTTCGTTACATGAACAGGCCGCAGCTGTGGCAGCAATAGAGCAATATGTGAAAACGGAGCTGGGTAACAAGGATATTACATGGGCCACTCCTTACGAATTGAAGAACTCGCATTGTCAACTATCGTTTACTTGCGATGGTTTATCGTATGACGTGTTGGTGGAGATTCATAGCTTTGATGATGACAAATGCCGTTTTGTGATGTATTCAGAGTACAATGGCCTTATAGTAGGCTGCAAAGAGAATGACCATATACCTTGTATTCTAGCCCTCAATGAAGATCAGGAGTTTGTAAGTCTGACATTATTAGAGGATATGGACGTGAGGATGCAGAAGTTGAGGGCAAAGGGTATGAACGAATGGACGTTCAGAGGGTTGTTCAAGACAAAGGCACAACTTAGTAGATTGGTTGTCACCAAGGACTTTCGAATCTTGTTGCCTGACTATAATGATATCGAGGTTAAGATGGAACCGCTGGTGAAAGCAGTCTATCTGTTGTTCTTGAGACACCCCGAGGGTATTGTGTTCAAAGGATTGACGGATTACAGGGAAGAATTGCTGGATATATACAAGGCGTTGAAACCGATGGGATTGAGTAAATGTACCATCCAGAGTATTGAGGATGTGACGAATCCGTTGCTAAATTCTATTAATGAGAAGTGTGCTCGCATTCGTTCTGCTTTCATCAAAGAATTCGATGAAGGACTGGCAAAGAATTATTTCGTAACCGGAGAGCGTGGTGAAGTGAAAAGGATTATCTTGCCTCGCGATTTAGTTGTTTGGGAGTAAAATGAATATAGGGGATATTGTCATAACCATCCTTGTTATCATCAATATTGTAGCATTTGCTTCTGCGATATGGGTTTCGTGTGATAAATGGAAAAAGGGGATAAAAGAATGGGAAACACCTCTAATGGGCCTTTTCTTTATTCCTTTGTGTGTGTTTCTTGCTCTAGTATGGCCGTACATTAAGTATAGGGAGCATCGGGAAAAGAAAAAAATGGAGGCAGAAAAGGCTCTACGTGAAAAGCAGTGGGAGGAGTCCAAGAAATATCACTTTCAACGATTTGCGTTTAGACTGAAGGATCTTCCTTTTAAACCTACATCATGTGAAATCATCTATGTGGAGAATGAATATAACGATAAGTTAGATTCACTTATTAGACGCAATCTAGACTATATCCAAGAATGTCTTAATAAAAGCCAATACTTCAAATCAAAATTTGTTTATTTACCATATCTAATCAAGGAGATTTCACTTGAAGAGCAAGCAATTGGCTATATTGCTCCTTATCTTAAGGAAAAGTCGCCGTTATCAAGTATCACAATCAAAAGTAGTACACTACTTGACTTCATGCTTGTGCCAGAAAACAGGAAGAATATTACTCCTTGTTTTGCGAGATACCAAGGCGAAGATTCAAAAGGTTCATTATTTGAATGTGTTGGTTTTAATCCTGAAGATGATATTGATGAAAAAGATTTCATTAAGTCATTGTGCTCTACATTTGATCACTATCCCCAGCCAACAGGTCCCGCATATCAAACTGCCAAGGAAAAACGGAAAGAAAATGCTGGAGCTGACGAGTCCTTTGATAAAGAATCAAAGCAGTTGATAAAAGAAGTCGAAGAACGCATCTTACAGTTGCGAAAGCTGGGAGTTAGTCAATGGGCATTGGAGCAATTGGTAAAGCCTGAATTAAAATTGAGCAAACTTGTTGTCACAAAGGATTTCCATATTATATTGCCAGACTATAACAATATAGAGATAAAAATGGAACCCTTGGTTAAAGCCATATATTTTCTTTTTCTGAAACATCCCGAAGGGATTCCTTTCAAATGTTTGCCAGATTATAGAGAGGAGTTGACCAAGATTTACATCAAGCTAAAGCCCTACGGAATGAGTGACAGAGTTATACAGAGTATTGAAGATGTTACAAATCCTCTACTAAATTCTATAAACGAAAAGTGTGCTAGGATAAGAAGTGGGTTTGTAGAGCAGTTTGACGATCGGATTGCCACTCATTATTATATTAATGGATTACGCGGTGAGCCCAAGAAGATTGACTTGCCCCGTAATCTAGTTGTTTGGGAATAAAAACACTGTTTCACAAGCCTTGTGGAGCGAAATCATTTGGTGGCAGAGATACAAGTTCGTATCTTTGCCACTGATTTTTTTTTGCAGGACAATATCACAGTATATAAATTTGAGTATGAAAGAAATGATGCGTGACATTAACTACTTCGGTATGCGAGAGATGTTGAAGGATTGCATATGTGAAGTTCAGGAAAAAGCTGTAAATTCCAGTTTGCCAGGAATCTCTACTGGATTCAAGCCAATAGATGACTTGACAGGTGGTCTTGAAAATGGAAAAGTGTATGTTATAGGGGGAAGGCCTTGCATAGGGAAAGAGGAGTTTATGCTGTCAATGATAATAGACATCGTTTTGGAGAGTAGATTACCCGTGCTGATGTTTTCAACCAATCATTTGAAAACAGATTACGTTCAAAGACTTCTGGCCATCCTTTGCGACATTCCAATAACACATCTGTCTCAAGGGTTTCTTGAGATTCATGAATGGGAAAGGTTGGATAAAAACGTAGGTGCTTTGTTAGATGCACCACTGTTTATCCATGATAGTTTGGATTTGCCGTCTAATGAATTAACTGAAACTGCACGTAACTGCATCAGAGAAAAAGGAACAAAAATCATTTTCATTGACTGTTTGCAAATGATAGATTTTGCAAATGAAGACGAGACTTCTTCAGAGAGAATAGCAAAGGTTATGTGTTCGTTGAAGCAACTGGCATGTTTTTTCGATATTCCAATTGTTATAGGATCAATGTTAAACAGAGGTGTAGAGAATCGAGAAGGAATAGAAGGAAAACAGCCCCAATTAATGGATTTGGCAAACTCCAGTTACATTGAGGGACTTGCAGATGTTATAATGATGGTACACCGTCCTGAATACTATCGCATATATCAAGATGACCATGGCCGGGATTTACATGGACTGATGGAAATCTTTGTGGAGAAGAATAATCTAAAACCATTAGGCAACATCCTTTTAGACTATCATCAGGATACAGGTGTTGTAAGTGTGAGGAAGAATACTATCAAATCTTCCTCAAAGCTTGTTAGTATGAAAGAATTGGGTACAGATAATAAAGCTGTCAAAAGCCTGATAGATTCTTTCGGTCTTGAAGAAGAATTACCATTTTAACCCTATAAAATAATGAATATATGACAGATTACGAGTACATTTTACAACATGCGAAGAAGTCTCATTATTCTAAATGGGATGATACGGAGCTGAGAAAGTGCATGGATATGCTGGGTGGACTTTCCAGGCAGGAACTAACGTCTCTATATCATAGTAGATGGTTGAAAGATGACAAAGTTTTCAAGGAATCAGTTTTTAACACTCTATTTAAGGACAAGGTTGGTAAACGTGAGGAGCGTATCAAGAATTTGCCAATTGATGAGTTGATAGAAGAGTTCAAGGATAAGAAGAGTGGTAACGTAGCTCTTATCCGCAAAGAACTACGTGATCGTTACAAAGCAGGTAAAGACAAGTCGAAGATTGCAGGAATTTTCAATGTCTCTACGAAGAGTGACCAGCAATGGGTGAAGAATCAAGTTCGGAAAGAGCGATATGGTGGTTCAAATAGCAACAATTACCAGTGGAAGAAGCCTACTTGGAATAAATGACTATTGAAGAAGTAATAGATAGGGCCATTATGTCTCAGCAAACTATTGAGATAGAATACTGTACCCGTAATGGGAGAGTATTTACATGTGTTATTACTGACATTGGGTACTCTTGCTATTATGGTGGTGAATATATTCAGGCTTATCGCACCGACATGGGTGAGGATCGAACCTTCAAAGTTAGCAGAATAATGAGTGTAAACGGTCATTGCTTCTCACGTATACATTGGAATCAAATAGGAGATGATTTTAAAAGATTATACTAAAGAGTAAATTATGGCATGGCACATAATAGGTATACTGGCTTTTGTGGTGATATACAATCTCTATCGCTACTATCATGAGAATAATGATGACGATTATAGTCCAGTCAAAACAACTACATCAGAAAGTAATCATATAGAAACAACGCATATGGAAGAGACAATAAGCACAAGGCAATTGGCTTTAAAAACCATTGAGAATATTGGGAGTAAGCCAGAATACACTGAAGAGGGACGGATTCAGTTTGAGTATCAGGGAGTGATATTCCTTATGGAGGCAGTTAATGACTGTATGTTTGTGAATCTGATATGGCCATGGTGTCATAGCTTCTCAAAATTCGACATTGACGAGTTCGCAAGGGTTCGACAGGTGGTGAATGACATAAATATGCGGGGTACTTTGTCTGTGTTTTATGGTATTACGGATTCTGATGACGTGGCTGTGCACATTAAGAAACACTTCCTATTTGTGCAGCAGATACCTGATTTGGAAAGCTACTTGAAGATAACGCTGGATAGTTTCTTCAGAACAGCCAGGACATTGGACATTGAGGTCGAGAAATGCAGATTACAGGAGTGTGAGCGATAATTTTGAGAATAATTTAGTAACTTTGCAACAAAAATTTGAAACGATGGGAAAAGTAAAAATGTTAGGAGCACTGGTCGGCGATATTGTCGGCTCTGTATATGAGTTCTGCAATACGAAATCAACGGAATTTGAATTATTCTGTGGTGGGAGTAGATTTACAGATGACTCTGTAATGACATTAGCAGTGGCAAAATGGCTGCTAGAGGATGAAGTACATACTATACATTACTTAATATATTGCATGCAAGAACTTGGCGACCATCATCCTAATGCAGGTTATGGTGGACGATTTGCGGGTTGGCTATGTGAGGATAATCCCCAGCCCTATAACAGTTGGGGTAATGGGGCTGGCATGAGAGTTAGTCCAGTAGGCCTGTATGCCAAAACCCTTGATGAAGCGTTAGCACTGGCGGCTTTGACGGCATCTGTAAGCCATAATCATCCCGAAGGAGTAAAAGGGGCACAAGCGATAGCGACAAGTGTATTCCTTTGTAAGCAAGGGAAATCGAAGCAGGAGATTAAGAACTATGTAGAACAGATGTTTGGTTACAATTTACATCGAACCATTGCGGAGATACGTCCAAGATACGGATTCGACGTATCATGTCAGGGCAGTGTACCAGAAGCTATCATTGCCTTCTTGGAAGGTAATTCGTTTGAGGAGGTTATACGTTTAGCAATCTCAGTTGGCGGCGATTCTGATACTATCGGAGCAATGGCCGGCGCTATTGCGGCATGTATGTGCCCGATTCCCGATGAGATCGCAAAACGATGTGACAGTATTCTAACAGAAGATCTGAGGGAAATAAAGGATAGGTTTTGTGATTTGATAACAGATAGAGTCTGAATTAGGTATTATGTTTTGAGATTTTATCAGTAATCATACAAATATTACTCAGTTCTATGTCATCATTTAGAAATATAAAGATAACATGCCCTGCCTGTAATACAGAAGGGTCATATACTGTATGGGATTCTGTCAATGTTGATTTGGATCCTGAATTGAAATCTAAAGTTATGGACGGTTCTCTCTTTACATGGGTATGTCCCAATTGCAAGAAGAGTTTTAACGCGCCATATTCCTTTTTATACCATGATATGACCCATAACTTCATGGTGTATTTTGAATCAGAGAAAAGTCATATTATACCATTTGCAGAATATCTCAGAGTTATGGAAAATGGGCTTGACATGGGAGCAATTGCAGCTATAGCAGCGAAGTTCCGTGACGAAAATCCCCAAATGAATATTCTTTTTGATAGTACGACGGTTGACAAGGAACTTCTTTTTTCTGTATTAGAGATGCCTAACGGTATTTGGGAGTTTACAGAGCGGAGGCATTCTATATCTTATGATGAATACTTACGTGTTTGTGAGGAAATAAAACAAACAGGCGTAGAATGAAGATTATCTTTCTCGACTTTGATGGTGTAATGGACACTGCATATTACGACCACATTCTTGCTAAGGAAGGTAAACCTGGCAATGACGAGTTCGGAACAATTTTTGACCCCAATAGTGTCAGGAATCTAAAGCATATCATTGACAAAACAGGTGCAGATATTGTTGTGACTTCCTCTTGGAAATACATGATGAGCTATCAGGATTTCTTGGAAATGTGGAAAGCAAGAGAGTTACCCGGCTTTATTACAGACGTAACTCCAAATATTCATGGATGTCGTTGCCGAGGGGATGAGATTGATACTTGGCTGGAGGAATGCAAGTCGGATTGTCAATACATAATATTAGATGATTTGACTGCCAACAATTTCAATAGTCATCAAATACCAAGGCTACTGATAGTGAATCCCTTTTATGGTATAGATGAGGAAATTGCAGAAAGGGCAATATACCTGCTTAATCAGAGCAACAAGCCATTTGATTATTCTGATTTGCGGAGTTTTTAGCATAAACCGTTGGCCAGAAGGGATGGGTGCAACTCACGGCGTGGAGCATTGGGATAGAGTTGCAAGATTTGGTCAGATGCTTTATCAAGAGGGTGCAGATATGGATATTATATTGGCTTTTGCCTATCTTCATGACTCTGAAAGAAGGAATAATGCAGTAGATGATGAACATGGTAAGAGGGCTTCTGTGTTTATTGACACTATCCGAGATACGAAGCTTAGGGATCTGAGTGACGAGCAGATTGCCAAATTGAAACGAGCCTGCGAGTTGCATACTATTGAACATAGGACAGGGGATATAACGATAGACACTTGCTTTGATGCAGACAGGATGGACTTATTGAGAGTTGGTATCATGCCAGATCCTAAGCGTATGGCCACAAAGCATGGCGCAGAACTGGTTAGTGATCCATATTACGAGGTATATTATCAAGAAATATGTACAAAATAGGCGATATTATTAAAGACGCGCCAAAGTTGGTGCGGAGTGTGTTGAACAAGAAAAGGGAGTATAAGATTAAGTTCAACAAGGAAAAGGATGGCTGCTGGTACGTTGATTTCCCCAATTGGCCATTCTCACATGATAATCTTGCGATGGTATCAGGTGCAGACAAAATGTGTGAGTTATTGGCTGACGGTGATTTGTTTGTCGAAGTAAGCGTCATCCCTGCCAACAAACCACAAGAACTTGATGATTACATAGAATTGACGCAAACAGAACATTCGCTTTTTGGAGGCAGCACCTATCAAGTAAAGTATGAGCCTTTTGTAAACAAGTTCAAGAGAGATTCATTGTGGATTTGTCCTGTTACGCTATTTGTCCTGGGACGTTACCCCAAATACATTTACGTGAAAAGGATTGAGGAAAATGAGGATAATGTTCTGCCAAATATCTCTGACACAGAAGTCCTACATTATGCCCACAAAGAAGAGGATTCTGGTATAGATGCTGATTATTCTTATTTTGTTTCCCATCTTAAAGATAGAGATATCTACATCAAACTTAAAAATGGTAATGTGTGTCCACCCATTGAAGTACGAGAAATAGACGGTGAGCGAATAATCTATGACAACAGATACAGTATTGACTTCGTATCATGGCATGACAGCGAAACGGAACCTACGGAAATATCTAAGGAAGAGTATGAATCTATTTGCAATCAGCAAACAGACATTGAAGAATATGTTGCCAGGAAGGTCAAAAATGATGAGACATTCTACATCAGTATGACAGCTGAGGATGGTATGCAGTTGTTTGAATTCCAAGGAAGCACCTACAAAAGGAATGTTGGAACAGTTATTGATGAAGGCATAGCTGAAGGAAAGTTTAGTGATGTGGATCTTGACTTTGTCGTTTCTTGGGCAAAACGGCGTGGAGGAGCCTGTAATATATTAAGTAAGTCAGACTTCGAGAAATGGTGGAAAAGAAGAAAATAAAGAAGCGATATAAAAGAATGATAGTATTTCTTTCAGTAATTGCAATCCTGATAACAATTAAGATCATTTGGATAATGTGCGCCATAAGCGGACACGGATCTTTTGATGGGGAGAAGAAAGAGATTGTCCGTCGGGCAAACTATCTCACCTCAATGGTCTGCACTACTCCACAGGACTTACTCAACGAAATGCCAAGTGGTATTGGTGCCCAGTTCCAAGGGGAGTGGGCTATTTATAGTTGTTCCATGACATCGGCTGCATTGGCTAATATCGCTATACTTTATCCACAGAACAAGGAACTTGCGATTAAGTTTATTGGTCAGATAATTGATATTGCTATGTCTGAGGAGATACGGGAATACGACAAGCTACGCTGGGGAGAAGACCCGATGGATGGCATCTATGGGAATCTGAGCCACATCTCATATTATAGCCATTTAGCATGGATGATTAGCAGATACAAGCAGATAGGCGGTGATGGTAAATACGACGGGCTATATCATACACTCTGCAAGTCAATGAATCGAAAAATTCGCCAGAGTCCTATAATGAATCTGCCTACATATCCTGGAGAATTCATCTACATACCCGATATGTTGGTGGCGATAGTGGCATTGAACAATTATGCCAGTCAATATAATGGTGAGTATTCCTCAACTGTGAAGCTTTGGATTGAAAGGGCAAAGAAAGAATGGATCGACAAAGAAACTGGACTGTTGGCATCGTTTCTTGTGCAAAATGGAAATAACGCAGAGATTGAGCCACCAGTGAAAGGCTCTTATTCTGCGTTGAATTGCTACTATCTTTCACAGATCGATACAGAGTTTGCCAAGGAACAATATGAATGCCTTAAAAAGAACTTTAGGCAGAGCTTTCCATTTGCAGGATTAAGAGAATATCATAACCGTACATGCTTGTTCGGTATGGATATTGATGCCGGCCCGATTATTTTCAATCTCAGCCCGTCTGGAACAGGGTTCGTCATCGGAGCTGCAACAAGCCTTGAAGATATGGAGTTTAGGAACAAACTGTTGAGAACAGCAGAGATTGGCGGAAGTACAGTTACGTGGTTTGGCAAGAGCCATTACTTATTAGCGAATATTGCCTTAGTAGGTGAAGCAATAATTCTTGCCATGAGGACTTCTGCACCACAAACTCGAATGTAATCTAAACCCCAGCTCGTCGTTGCAACGAACTGGGGTTAAAAGTACATTTTAGTAGACTCTGAACTGTAGATTGCCAGCCATCAGCAAGGCTATCGTCATGAATGTCACAAACAAGCAGAATCCGAAGATACCAAGAAGCCATGCAAACACTTTGGACGTACACCAGAAACCGCTATGCGACAAGACTTTGGACAGATCTTCATAAAACTTGACGAGCTGCTTCTGTGTTTCTGTGACAAAATTGCCTGCGGTTTCTTTCTCCCTATCCAGGAAATCATCAATCCTGAAGCGTAGTTCCTCAGACAACTCCTTACGGAAATCCAACAAGAGCTTGTAATGATCATCAAAGATTGTACCCACCTCTTTCATGGATTCTTCGGAAATATTGCTTGTAATCCCTATCCGAGTCACGTCATCGACGAACTGCTTCGATTCTTTGATGATGTTCTCGTACCTGTTCAGGACATTACCGAAATCCTCATTCGCTTTTTTAAAGCGGTGGTTGCCTTCGTCTATCAGACTAACTGCATTCTTCATTACCAGCAGGTCTGCGGACAGTTCTTCAAGAAACTTGTCAAGGCTTGCTGTCCTATCCTGCACATCTTTCTCCTTCTCGGCCTTCTGGTCGAGCTCATTCATTTTGGCCTCCAGGTCGAGGCCGGATTTCACAAATCTATTCTTCATATTTTAAACTTTAAATATTTACCAGTGAATACCACGCGAGCGACGAATGTGCATGCCGAAGGCCTTCTGCGCACAGCGGTGAGCCCATGCAATATCGTCCTCGTCTTCTTTTCTTCCCCAACCGGATTCAGGCGCATTTTCTCCGCCACCACATGACTCTGAAATCTCTGTAGCTGCATTTACATAATTGACAAACAGCAGCAGAGCCGTATGCTGGACATCGGTGAGGGTTGACCAGAGTACATCATCAGGCAGCGTTGTTTCTTTCATCAGTACATCGTCTGCCTTTTCAGGGATGTCAACAGCGTAGTTCCTGCCGTTCCACTCGATGTCGTGGTGAACCATGACAGGCTGCTGTTTCGCTGGCTCTGACATTGTGGGATGCAACGGTATCTGCTTGGGCGATGACAATTGCTTCGGCTGCGTAGTTTTTGCTGTAACAGATGCGGCAGGACGGGTAATTGTCTGCGTTTTTTTCGGCACCATAGTCTGAGCGTGAATGCTCTTGTCCTGATGCAGCTTCTCCCAGGTCTCTCTCAGCCTCGATGGAGTGAGGCTTCGCTTATGGCCCAACAATGTGGACTTGTATGTGGAGTTCCCTTTCTTGATGGAGTAACCGCGAACCTTCCCGATACTGTCACGCATAACATTGACCCCATAGCCTTTTGCTTTCAGCTTCGCCTCGTAGGTATTGAAGTCGAAAGAGTCCATTTCCTTCAGTGCCTCGATGCAGGCATTGGTAATCTCGTCGATGTTCCATTCTCGCTTGGCCATCGACTGAACCCACCCACGCTGCTCGTTGATTTTGTTCGCAGCCATCGTGGCCCGCTTGCCAATCATGTACTCGTTGTTTACATTGCCGTCCATGTCGATACGGTTGGCATTGATATGGAGGTGGAGTATTTGGCTCTTGCTGTCGTGGTGGAGTGACACGACATACTGGCTGTTGGCAAGGTGAGTATGCGGGTCATCGTCCTCCCTGTCCGGGCGTTTAAGACTAACGGCATCGAACTCGCGGATGAAGTCATCGGCGAGTTTCTGCCAGTCTGCCATCGTCCACCCTTCCGTCTCTTCCTTGGCTGGGGACAATTCAATTCGTATCGAGGTGTTCTTGATGCGGCGATGTCCCTGCAACCTCTCCTTGAACTGAGCCTGATGCAGCATCATCCTCGACCAAATAGAGGATGTTGTGAGTCCTTCAGGCAGGTGACCGACCTTCACAATCTCAGCCTGCTCCTTGTCGGCTGAGTATCTGACGGCATTACTGCCGTGTGTGATGTTATCCGCTTTAGCAATCATGGCTGTGTAAGTTTTAGTCCTTCATCTGCTCAAGAATGGTGTCCCACTGCACAATGATGTTGTTGATGGCCAGAATCCACTCGCGCATGAAATCAGGGTCGTTGAAGTAGTTCCTGATCTGCTCCTGTGTCTTGCCTTTCAAGGCACTGCGGATATGGACCAAGTCACCACGAGCATCAGAGAGGCTCTTATAAGCCTCAATCTCACGTTCTGTCAGGTGTAGCTTCGGTTCATTACCGATAAAACGCTTACGGCTATACTCACTTACAGACAAGCCACAGGCTTCTGCATTCTTCAGCCCGATGGCATACTCTTCATCGTTGACACGGAAGTCAACATGGCGGTCGCGATTGACGACCTTTTCAATCTTGTTATTCTGTTTCATATTTCAATATTTACGTTCAATCATCTTCTCAATCAGTGGTCAGCCCAATGCGAGCTTGCGAGCGTTCAAAAATCCAAACGGAAGTACAAAAGGGTGCGCCCTTTTTGTACGACATTGGAACTTCTTGCAATATGGAACGTTTCGTTGTGTACGACATTCCACAATGCTTCCGGCACTGTGCCTGCTACGCATGAACTGACGGTTTCGTTTTACTTGGGCATCTCGTTAAGTTCGTCCATCATCTTTTCCCTAATACTGTGGTATTGTGGGACTGGAGGCAGTTGGTTATGAGACTGGCCTGTTGCATTACTTGTCGGTTCCTGCACCTTCATGGACGTTTGTCCTTGATATGAAGGTTGCTGGGACATAGAGTGCAGAGTCACAGGTTGCTGTTGGTTGGGGATATTCCCATCTTGCACATCAGTTGGCAACAGTTCTGACAGTGTAGGTTCCTCTGACGTACCAGTTGCATTTCCATTGGCATTAGCAGGTACATTGACGGGGGCGGAATTACCCTCTGGGAAACGATCCTTCATCGGAACATAGTAGGGATTGACAATCATCTGCCCGTTGATATACCAGGCAGAGACGCACAGCAGGGTATGAATGCTGGTGCGGTTGTTCTGTGTCGTTGAGACAATACCCAACCCGTTCATCGTGTCAAGAACTCTGGAAACGGTCTTGCGGTCACACTTCCACAGACGGGATAGTTCAACCTCGGACATGACAAGTTGGCCAACATTGAGGTTAGCGGAAAAGCCCTTCTTCTCATAGGTGCTGTTCTCAGTAGATGCCAGTTCAACGAGAGACATCAGGGCTTTCATGCGGTCGATGCCGTACTTGCTAGTTGCAAGAAATCTCGCCTGACTCTCAGACAGGACGAGACAATAGAAAGTTTCTTTTTTCATGTTTATGCTATTTTCAATTTACTCAGCTATGTTTTGAAGGTTTACTGTGCTGTTCACCTGAACGGGATTCTGTTTTCTGTTCTTTATCCTCACCGTACATGACAGACATTACGCGGTTCTTCCTTATCCATTCCAGAATGTCCGCTTTCTCGAAGTAGATCATCTTGCCGTTTGGCCGATAGAAGGGGATACTCCTGTCGGATGTCATTTTGTAGAGTGAACTGCGGGCTATGTCCATGAAGCGGGCTGCCTCTTCCACTGATAATACTTCCTTGGCATTGTCAAGGATGTCCTCCATAGCGTCCATGCGCTTCTGGAGTTCTTCAATCTGCCTTTGCAGGCGGCTGTCCTTTCGGACGTTTTTTTGTTGTACCATTATATGTCTAATTTAGTTTATAATTTCTTTTGTGGCTGTCGGATGGCTACTGCCTACCATATTTCGATTTGTTACAATCGGAAAACCGGGCACAAAGGTATATCAAAGCATTCAGACAGGGGGCCTGTGAAAATTTTAATTCATTTTTTAACACTATCCAAAACAGTATGAGGACAAAAGGAACTTGTGAGGCATTGGCAGTGGTGTCTTCAGCCAAAGAATCCACTTTCCATTACCATCAATCATAGTTGTCATCTGACTATTCTCTGTTTCAAAATCAAAGTCTATATATGAAATAGTACCAACTACATTATTATATATAAGGACACCTGCTGACATCAGATTGAGTTTGTCGTTCTTGATTCGGGTATCCTCAAATGTTAAATTTTAAAATAAAATTTTCTCATACGTCCAGTCTCGTTCAGATGTGTTACCTTTGCCGCCAAATTAAAAATCAACACAAAAATTATACAGACTATGGAAGTTATATCGATTGAACGCAGCACCTACGAGGAGCTGCTGACGAGCTTCAACAGCTTCGTCGCACAGATGAAGGCGATGGCCAGCAGAGGCAACGACAAAAAGTTGGGCGAATGGCTCGACAATCAGGACGTGTGCCAGATACTGAACATCAGTCCGAGAACATTACAGACGCTCCGTGACAACGGGACGTTGGCGTTCTCACAAATCAACCACAAGGTTTACTACAAGCCGGAGGACGTGAAGAAGATTCTCTCTGTAGTAGAGGACAGGAAGAAATCTCAGTGTATGAACTTAAAGTGCAGTGCCTATGAACGAACTGATCATGCCGCATAATGTAGGAGTAAAGAATGTGCTGGATAGCATGAAAGAGGTACTTGCGCTTTACATGAAAGTGACAGGTAATTATCGACCAATGCTCGACGGAGAGCGTTACTTCACAGACAAGGAAGTCTCTGAAATCCTGAAGGTCAGCCGACGGACACTACAAGAGTATCGTAATGAAGGAATTTTGCCATACATCCCGCTTGGCGGAAAAATCCTCTACCGCGAGAGCGACCTGGAAGAACTCTTGGAGAGGCACTATCACCCTGCTTATCGCACGATGGATAAGTAGTGATTTCTTTCCAAGGTTGAATTAATGCAGAAAGACGGGAGCCTGAGACCAATCAGTACTTCCGTCTTTCTGTTTTATTGAAATGTCACTGGCCGTAATCAAGATTTATCTGCAACCTTATAAGGCGCATCAATGAATCTCTTTTCGGAGTCTTCAAAACATTCGTCAAGACAGTCTGCTAACTTCTGCATATCCTCACGCTGTTTTTGCATGGTGATTTCTGCGTATATCTGAGTTGTCTCAATATGGGTATGTCCCAACATCTTGCTAATGCTCTCTATAGGAACATTATTGCTCAGACAAACTTGGGTGGCAAAAGTATGGCGGGCATCGTAATATCGCAAATGCTGGTTGAAGTTACCTTGTTTCTCAATCATCTTGAGTGTCTTACAAATGCAGGTAGTCGTCGGAACAAAGAACACGTGACCGTCCTTGCCTTCGCCCTTGTATTTCTCAATGATACGCCGTGGAATGTCAAGCAGAGGAATGACACAATCCGTATCAGTCTTTTGACGGGCGATGTGAATCCATTGGTTTCCGTCTTTGTTCGTCTTGATGTCACTCTCTTTGAGATTGGCGAGGTCAGCCCTGCCAATGCCGGTGAAGCAGCTGAACACAAAAAGGTCTCTTGTATGGCAGAGACGGTAAGTGTTCAGTTCAAGTGCCATCATCTTATGAAGGTTCTCCATTGTCAGATAGTGGTGGTTGGATTTCACTTTGTGGTATTTGAATCCTGCAAACGGGTCTCTGCGGATAATCTTTTTCTTGACAGCCTGACGTACTATCAGATGCAGCCTTGCAATAAAGCCATTGACTGTACTTGGCACCATGCGCAGTGTCGTTGACAGATAGAAATCGAAATCTACCATGAACTGATAATCCAGTTCCTTGACGGAGATGTCATCCCTATCGTATTTGACGACAATAAATTCGCGGAGGATGGGGAGTGTACGTTTAAACTTCTGAAATGAGGCAGCACATCGGTCTATCCCTATGCGTTTCTTATATTCGTCATTGTAGTCTGCTAAGAGTTCGAGCAGTCCTTCTTTCTGGGAGTCCGTATCAAGGATGGCATTCTTTATGACTTCAGCAGAAACATAACCAATACCCACAAGATTCCGCTTATATGCCTCTTCCCCCTTTGCCATTAGGTCGTCGAGTTGCATATTCAAACGCTTGATGTCCGTCTTTTCCTCTAGTGTCAGAACTTCCAGTATTTTCCCAGAAGCGAAAGCTCTGCCTGTAGAGGGATTCCAAAGGTATGGGTCAATCTCGTAGCCAGTTGAATACTGGCACGCCTTTCCGTCGATGGTGATTCTGCCCATAATCGGACACTTTCCGTTCTTTTTCATCTTCTGACGGTTGATGTAAAAAAGTTGCTTGAATGTACTACGCATACTTTATCCTCCTATAGTTCAATGACAGACTTCTTTTTCTTTCCCAGTCTTGGCTTCTGATGGCGCTGGCTGTAGTCACGCAATATCCGCGATGGCGGAAGCTCGATTCCCGCAAGAGAGAAATTCTTGTCGATACAACTGCCCAATGATTGTACATCATCAGCTATCTTTCTCTCTGTTACCTTTGCATAGTGCTGTGTAATGTTTATGCTGCAATGACCCATGATTTTGCTGACAGTCTCGATAGGAATGCCATTTCCTAAACAGATTGTCGTTCCGAATGTATGCCGGGCCTGATGGTATGAGAAGTAATGATCAAGTTTACATTTATCTGCGATGGTCTTCAGATGTAAACGTATAGTTGTATAGGACGGCATAGGGAATAGATGTCCGTCTTTGTCAATACCCTTATATTTGTCGATAAGAGTTATGGGAATATCCGTTAGCCTCACATTCTCGGGAGTACCAGTCTTATGACGTTTTAATTGAAGCCAGATAGTTTCATCTGCTTGTTTTACGATGTTGGAGTCTGTAAGCATACGCATGTCGCAATAGCATACACCTGTAAGGGCAGAGAATACGAACAAATCTCTAGCAAGAATATCACTGGGATGGTCAAGTTCCACCGTCATCACTTTCTTCAACTCATCCATCTCCAGATAGCGTTTCGTCTGCTTGGGACGTTCTGATTTGAAGCCCTTGAATGGATTTGATGGGACAAGTCCACGGCAAGTAGCCA